CCGCAGCTTCGAAGTAGTCATATGCTGCAGCGCTGTCTGTTTCGTACTCATGGTCTGCTGCGGCAAGCCACTCATCAAATGTTGGCGCATCATCATCTAGAACAAGCGAAAGATTGATGTGGCCGAGGTTGCATGCTTCATACTCTGCAAGTGGCTGCTCGGCACATGGATTTGTTGCATAAATCTGATACTCTGGATATTCGTTCGCATCAAACGAATGCATGCGGCGTGTCTCATCCAGATAGAACAGACCCGGCTCACCATTGCGCCACGCTCCATCGAGGATGATGTCCCAGATAAATCGAGCAGGCATCCGCATCTCAGAGCCCTCATCAAACGCCCCCGACTCATGCGCTTCTGTGAAGTAGTCCTCCCACTTCTCGCGGAACGACACAGTCTCTTCGTTCTCCCAATCCCACGCTTCCAATGTGTCAGCATAGTCGCGCCAGAGGTTCTCGTCAACGATTGACTCTGGTGACTCCTGGTACGCGGGGGAATAGAAGTGTGCTGTGTCTCGCACGATGCCGAACGTCTCCTCGAAGTCCGTCGTCGGGTCGTAGAAGTAGAACATATCGTCGTCTTCCACAGCCTTGACAAACTCATCGGTCACAGACACAGAGATATTGAAGTTTGAATATGCGCCCTCGTTGCGTTTACACACAGCGAACCTACCGATGTCCGGATGATCGACACGGAGTTCTGCCATCTGCGCGCCGCGTCGGACCCCACCCTGCTTGATGACACCCGCAACAAGGTTGAACTTCTGCATGAACGACACCGGGCCAGAGGATGTGCCCTTTGTTGACCCGATCAGCGTTCCCTTTGGTCGAAGCGACGAGAAGTCTCCGCCCATACCTCCGCCGGTCTTCTGCACAAGCGTCCACTCTTTTTCAGTCTCTGCGATGTTTTCGAGATTGTCTGCTGGAGATGACACAAAACACGCCGAAAGCTGTTGCAGCCTCGCACCAGCGTTCATCAGTGTTGGACTGTTTGGCATGAACCGCTGTGTCTTCATCAGCGTTTCAAACTCGCTCTTCCAATATGCAACATCCTCTTCGACAATGTGCTCGGGTGTGTCTTGCTCCTCCCCAAAGACATACTCAGCTTCTGCAACGTTCTCCGCAACGCGTTCAAATAGTTCTGATGGTGTCTCAATAATGTTACCATCATCATCCTTCCGTAAATATCGTGCAGGAAGAATGTTATTGATCGTGTTATTAGTGAATCGCTGTTCAACGGTACGTGTTTCGTCGACCGAGAGAACCGGCACCTCTGCCAGATCTTCTCGCTCTTTTGCTCGTGTTGATGTTGTTTTTGTCATTGTGTTCCTCCGCGAAGACGAGAGGGTCCCCACTGTGTGGTGCTCGAACTCCGCCGATAAGGATCTGAACCTAGTATCTATCGGTACTTAAATCTTGCGGTATTAGTCAAATTTCATACCGCTTTCTGTCGCGCCAGACTGATCTTGGTACTGCGATCCCGTATGGCCGTATGGCTGATCAGCAGGACCGCTCAACTGCGTGAAAACAATCTGACATATCCGCTGTCCTTCATACAACTTGACTGTTGCAGGACCGAGATTTGACATTTCTAGTGTGATCTCTCCACAAAACCCAGGATCGATGAACCCTGCGGTCTGGTGGATAGATACACCGATGCGTCCGAGCGTCGACCGCCCGATAACATGTGCTGCAATATCATCTGGCAGCTCGATGTATTCAAGCGTTGTTGCAAGAACAAGTTCAACCGGTTGCAAGAATACGGTGCCAGACTTCTCTGTATATGATAGCCCGCTATCTTCCTCACGGGTGTCTACAATATTTACACCGCCTCGACGGACAATCTTCCAGTCTCTTCCGAGGCGCAGATCAACCGACGCGGATTCAACATTCGATGCATCATATGGATCGATAACAATATCGCCCGTATCGATCCTCTGCTTGATGTCCGCGTCAGATAAGATCATCGTACACTACCTTTGATGTGAGGGTATTTAAATCTTGCGGGTGCAACTGTGTACACTCTATCTAATGTGCGTCGGGTAACTTAAGTAACGTAACCTTTAAGTATTCATAGGTGTAACAATACATATATGCCAGACCGCGGATATTTTATTACTGTTGAGGGAGTTGACGGGAGCGGTACCACAACCGTCTCAACCGCGCTCGCAACGCGCGTAGATGGCGGACTACTGACACAAGAGCCAACAGATGGATGGACCGGTCAGTATGTGCGGGAAGCAATCACCAGAGGCGGTGTCGATAATGCATTTGTCGATTTTTATCTGTTCTTGGCTGACCGTGCATATCACGTTGAGGACTGCATCATCCCCGCCGTTCGTGCAGGGAATCTTGTTGTGAGCGATAGATATGCGGACTCAACTCGTGCGTATCAAACAATCTCACTTGCTGCAGCAGGGATACCGGCATCTCACGTAGCGTCGTATATAGAACAAGCGATGGGACCGATACTATACACGCCCGACATCACGTTGTGGCTGGACGCAGATGTCGATACAACATTCCAGCGGCTCGATAGATCTGAAAAATTCGAAGAGGAGATAGAATTTCAGCGACAGGTCAATGATCAGTACCGCGTGCTGTATGAAACGACAGACCGCATACATCGGATCGACGCGAACCAAGAGATTCATCACGTTATCGGGGATGCAATAAACACGATTGAGTCAGAACTCGACCTATAAAACCAAAAGCTTTAAATACTATGAGTTGTATCATCTGATATGGAAGAGTTCGTCGGCTGTCCACAGTGCGGCAGCGAGCTTGTTGTGGCTCGCCACGGTCAGGACCGCCTCAGCGAACGCGATGCGATGGATTTTATCTTAACAGAACAGCGCCACATGGCGTATAGCATCGAGTGCGAGGAGTGCGGCTATACTGACGCGCACAGTCTCAGTAAGAAGTAATACTCGCGCCGACAGCTTTAAGTGTGCCTGTCTATAAGACAGTATTATGTCAAACATCTTGATCTGTGGCGCAATAGAGGGGTTCAACGATCCGTTTCCATGGCAAGAGGATCTTGAGACACACGAACTTCTTGGGAGACACAACTACACAAACCCGTACCACATCGGCGAAGATGTTGATAACCCATACCGGAACCCGGACGCTGTGATCCAACCGGTCATCGATCTCATCGAGAGCGAAATCGATGGAGTTCTCGTGCACTGGCGTGATAACGCGTCGCTTGTCGGCGCAGTGGTGTATATGCGAGAAGCACACAGACAGGGCAAACCCATCACAATCTGGTATGATGGTAAACGAAAGAATATGCAGATACCGCTGTCCTGGATGATGAACTCATATCACAGCGACATGGAGACAGCGGCACGCGTGTTGCTCGCGCTTCTGGGCCACAAAGAGGTTCTTGTTCACTAACCGAAAGTATTAATACTCCGTATCGCGTTTCGTCTAATATGGAGCTATCTGCAAACCCACGAGAACACTTGGCGGTCATGTCCGTTGGATATATTACAGAATCTGAAGGACATAGGCACGATGAGCCGATCATTCAGTTGTATTGTCGTGACGCCGATGGTGAGCGCAGATACATCGAAGTGGAGGGATTCTATCCGTATTTTTACATCACAGAAGATGAGTTCGCAGAGCGACAGCAGGACCTGCTTACAGATCACCGGGTCAGGTACATCGAATCGCGCGAAGATGTGATACACGAAGATAACATATACAACACAACGATACACCACGTCGACGATACACCGGCGAGAACACTACACGATGAAGCATTGGTCCGCGTTGTGACAATACACCCGCAGGATGTGAAGGGCCTACGCGAAGCATTCGAACACACATGGGAGGCGGATGTATTCTTCAGAGAGCGCTTCTTGATCGACACAGGAATCAAGCGTGGTGTCGCTGTTCCCACAGACAGTACACGCGTGCATATCGATGATATTTCAGCAACAGAGGATATTGCGTCTGTGACACCACGGATGGTCACGATCGATATTGAGGTATATACTGCTGGTTCATTCCCAGAACCAGATGAGGCAAAGATGCCAATCACATCATACACGATGCATGACACATACACCGACAGGTACAAGGTTGCTGTGCTTCGGCCACAGGACACGATCTTCAAAGACGGTGATACATGGACAGGCCATCCCGAGTGGGAACTCCCGGACGGTGTCTCATGGGAACAGGTGTCGTTCGACATCTATGACGATGAGAACCAGATGTTAGCAGATGGCAATGCGTGGATAGATGAACATGACCCAGACATCCTCACAGGGTGGAATAGCTCACGCAATGAGATGGGTAATGGCTTTGACTACCCATACTGGGTGAACCGGTGTCGTAACATCAACGAGTGGACATACGAGGACATGTCTCCAGAGGGCGAGGTATTCACCACACGTCGTGGTGAGGCCGTTGTGCGCGGTCGACAGCTTGTTGATATGCTCCAGGCGTACAAGAAGACACAGATCCACGAGAAGCGCAGCTACGCGCTCGGCGCTATTGCTGAGGAGGAGCTTGGATACGGTAAGGAAGACATCGACTCCACAGATGATGCGTGGCTGTACACACCCGTGGAGTTCATGAAGTACAACATCCGTGACGTGCAGGCCGTTGTTGACATCGAGCAAGCCAAGGGTGTGCTGGACCTATACGACCACATACGTAGCATCACAGGTGCCACATACAGCGAGATCGCCGATTCGAACATCGGTCTTATCGATATGCTCTTTCTTCGGAAAGCGCAGAACGATGACATCGCGCTACCAACAAGCACGCGGCCAGAGCGGGGATGGTACTATGGTGCAAAGGTGTTCAATCCCGTTCCGGGGTTGCACCGAAATGTTGTGTACCCGGACCTTGCGTCGTTGTATCCATATTTGATGTGGAGTCTGAACATCTCTCCCGAAACAGTGTATGATTCTATCGATGATGCAGCAGACGATGGGTATACAGAAGATGATCTATACCGTGCATACGTCGACAGACGCCCAGACCCCGACAAGAAGAACAGCGACCCAGACCCCGAGGAGATATACTACACAAAGCCAGATGTCAAGGAGGGCTTTGTTCGGTCTGTGATCACGATGCTCACAGACATGAAGTATGCATACAAAGGAACCGGGAAGCAGTATGAGGCGGTGAAGCGAATCACCAACAGCATCTACGGGGTGTTCGGCGACTCTGCATCATACGGTCGCGGGTTCCGGCTGTTCGACTGGCGTCTCGCTGAGAGCATCACGCTTGCGGGACAAGATGTTGTGACATACACGTCCGACACCTTTGAAGAGTGGCTCCATACCAACGGCCACGAGAACGCGCGGCGTATCGGTGGTGACACAGATTCACTCATCACCACATTCCCAGATCTCGATGTCACCCCAGAGCAGATACAAGAAGACTATGAGCGCATGCAGGATGGACACGAACCGACGCTTCCATTCTTCAAGGCAGCAGCATACGTCAACAAGATGTATGACACATTCATGCAGGACAGATACTGGATTGATGATCCATTGATGCACAAGATGGAAGTTGAGATAGAATCGTTTGCTGACTCATTGTTCTTCTTACAGGACTTCAAGTCGAAGGACCCGAACAAAGGTGTCAAGAAGCGCTATTCACAACTGATCACATGGAGTGAGGGGGAGATCATTGATGACCCCACACCTGCAACGAAGGGATTTGAACTTGTTCGATCTGATGCATCGGAAATTACCGTTGAAGCACAAGAAACCATATTAGAGTACATTCTCACCGAGGAAAACCCCAGGGGAAGCGTCGAAGAATACCTCCAAAATATCTGGGAACCCGCTGTGTCGGGCGATATTGCGCTAGAACGCATCGCAATTCCGTCTGCCATCAAGAAACCACTGCGCGAATATGGTGGACCGAATGTTAACGGAAAATACATAACACCACAACCACAGATACGTGGCGCGCGATATGCGAATGCACATGTCGACGGTGAGCGTATCTCTTCTGGAGATAAACCCATGTTCTTCTACGTGAGTTCTGTGACGTTCCCGTATCCGCCGGTCTATGTGTATGATGATTCATGGACGGGGCTAGATGACATCACGGATCACCCCACAATGAAAGAAGTTGGAAAGGATGTCAATTCTATCTCGCTGAATAACATCAGCAACCTTCCTGATAAGATTCACATCGATTATGAAAAGATGGCAGAGAAGACGATCCGCCAACCCACCGAACCCATTGTCGAGACGATGGGCTGGGACTTCGATGATCTCATCGATGGAAAGACACAAGAAAGTCTCGCAGCGTTCATGTAACCGAAAGATTTAAATACCGATAACATATACATATCAACGTACCATGTACACAACCGAAGACATAAAAGACCTCCTCCGACAAACAGGAGAACTTGGCGTTGTACTCGAATCTGGAGTAGAGTACGACCTCCACCTGCACGATACGCGATTCGATGACGAGTCGGAAGCAGTGATCACAGAGGGTATGCTGGAAGGAGAATATGTCATCTCTCGGTTCCCCGCAGAGCGGGTCGAACACGTGCGCTGGCACAGAGAGTCGTAAGGGGACCGTCTTAGATATATTCGACCACGGCCCGCTCATCGCAGTCGTCGGTGGTACATTTACTGTTATTGAGCCACATTCAGTTCGCTTGTGTTTCCGATCAGACACGGGTGTTGATAGAGAGGCGTGGAACGAATCATATTTTGAGACACCCCGACCACGCATGACTGTCACCTTTGATGTGACACGACACATTCCAACACATGCTGTATTGACAACCGATACAATATATCTATATAATACCAAGCACAATATCACATTTGTTGATGCGACGCTTCGAAATTGGAAGCGATCGAGCAATACACGAACACTATCGTTCTCCTGTGCTGATTACACTGTGAAAACAGGGTGGCACACAGACACATAAACCGAAACACTTTTATACTACAACCAGTTAGTTATATACAACGATGGATTCGTTCGAGGTGATCGCACAGTCTGCAGACGTGCTATCAACAAGCATACTTGTTGAGAACATGCAGACCGCAAACGACCGGTTCCCATATTGTTCGCTTGTGTGGGATGGATATGCGTATTCATTTGATGACATTGACGGCGGATTTGTCGATGACGGAGAATATCATCTTGTGAATCTCATCACAGCAAACGAACACACGCTTCACGATATATCACAACAGACCCCAGAATTACATGTCGGTGAGGATCTGTGGGAACTATACGTTGACGAGTACTATCAGCTGTACAACGACGGTGTATACACGCTGTCTCTTGCAGTGAGTGAATACAGATATTTCACCCACTCATTTGCGATTCCGCTGCACGAGCACGCGGATAGAAGACAAACGCGGCACTATTACTAGATTATGTCACGACAGTCGGCAGGGTTGCAGAAAGAACACGAGATAGCCGCGGAGATATATGAGGCCACAGGAGGCTCTGTGATGCCATTACGATCTGGGTTCAGTGGAAACCAGTCTATCCCTTCACCGGACCTTCTCATACCGCTTGACGGCTCCCTACGCGCCGTAGAGATGAAAACCTCGTCGCAAGACCGTCTTGTCATCTCCGCAGAGGATGTCGAAGATGTTCTCACGTGGTCCATGAAGATGAATGAGATTGCAACATACCCCTATCTCGCTATCAAGTTCACGAGATATGAAGTCCAAACATACCGACTCAAGAAACCGTGGGATGCAGATGACTCATTCGAGATCATCGCCGGTGAGTCCAGATATGATACAAACATTGCACCAAGCGGAAACATCTCGTTTGGTCACCCGACGAAATATGATTGTGACGTTCCCAGCGCCATCGTCAGTTCGGGGGATGGTGCAGCGATGATCAGAGAT